CTCGGAGGCTACAACCCAAAGAGGAGGGGCGAATGGTATTGATCCAGCCCTTTTGCCATGCACATCCGTCTTAGGCTCTCATCACCAGAATGAGCACGCGTAGGTGTAGACAACTTGCAGATAAAACTAAATATTTCAGCGTAAGTGACCGCGCAGTTACACCACCGTGTCTCAAACTCCTAGCCCGTGTACAGCAGGGCTACACTGTATAGCAAGCACGCCGTGCTTGGGGTGCCCGTTCGAAGGGTGCAAACGCAATGGCTCGTCGTCTCAAAGCGACAGCAAGGCAGCAACGCAGCAAACCGATGCGCAAGCGGACGGGTGTCCGTGGAGTGACGCAAGGGGTCGGCCGTGCTCCCCGCCGCGCCTTCGGCGCAGTCATGGCACGAGGCGGCCCGACGTCCTTGTTCGCACTGGATGCCACTCACCCGGCGCACCTGGCGTTACCGAGGGCTGTGGGACCATACACAGTCACGCGGATCACCCAGAGGATCAGTTCCACCAACAAGTTGATGCTCTTCGGGACCTTCGTCCACGAGAACCTCACGGGTGCGTTCGGGTTGGAGCCCCTGTCACAGGTGGTGGCAGTTGGCTCGGAGCTCCCGAATTCCGCGATTGGTGGCGATGGTGCGTCATACCGCTGGGCGGCTGGGTCGCTCTCTGGTTACGAGGGCGCTTCGGTGGCCCCGGCAGCGTTTAGTGTTCAGATAATGAACCCGAATGCGCTCCAAACCACGAACGGCATCGCCTACATTGGCCGCCTTAACACGCAGCCTGATCTGCTGGCATCGCTCACCACGTGGGCTCAGCTGGCCGATAACTTCGTGTCGTTCAACGCCCCGCGCCTCTGCAGCGCGGGCAAGCTTGCCCTTCGGGGCGTGCAGGTGGACGCCTGCCCCTACAACATGAACATGCTGTCCGACTTTCGGCGAGTCGGAACGTACGGGGAGGGCGAAGGGGTATTCACCTGGAATCCGACGGCGGCGTCACCGACAACGCCGGTGGACGAGTACTCCTACCTGTCAAACCGAGGTTTTGCGCCCATCGTGGTGTACAACCCCAACGGCATCAACATGCAGTACCTCGTCACGATGGAGCTGCGCACGCGGTTCCCAACAACCAATCCTGCGCAAGCGTCGCACAAGCACCACCCGCCTGCCAGCGAGGGGTCTTGGGGCGCCGTCCAGAACGCCATGACCTCCCAGGGCCACGGCGCTATGGACATTGCTGAGCGCGTCGCCGAGTACGGTGGCGGCGCAGTCGCTGCTATGGGTGCCGGTCTCGCCGGTTTGCGCGGTTTCGCGCAGGCCGCACAGGGGGCACGAGCCGTCCAGGTGGCGGAGGCCATGATGCCTCTGCTCGCCGTGTGAGCGCGTACC